CCATTGTCAGTTAGGTTGCGACCAACACCAATGGTAGTTTTATCGCTGGTACATTGATAAGGTTTAAGTTCCATGCCTTCATTCTTGATAAGCATTTCTTTTAAATCATCAATCAATTCTTTGGTAACACCTGTTTCCATTATGGTTTGTATGAGTCTTTAATATTTTCTTCTCGCATATTATTTCTTGCGACACCTTTGAATTTTTCAAAACTTCTCATGCCGCCAAGACCTAACATTGATAGTGTCAAAGTCATAAGACCTTCAGTATCAATTTCAGGTGGCACAATATCAATAGTAAATGTCCACACCACCCAATTAAGTATCGGTGCTAAGAAATATGCCCATGCTAATCCCAATGCACATATCCACATGATAGCTGGTCTTGCACCAGCTACAAATATAGAACCATGTTTTGCTTGTGCAAGATTTATCTCATTTTGTGATTTTTGCAGATCTATCATTTGTGATTTGATACTTGCTTCTAATTCCATACGCTTTGTTTTATCAGGTATGGCTTTACCAATTAAATTACTTATTGGTTCAAAAAATTTATCAATCATCTTCTTTGCCCTCTAATATGTTTTTTAGTTTTTGACGCTTTTCATAAGCCGAATCTTGATGCAAGTCTTTATCAACTATCTTTTCTAATTTAAGGGATTCTATCTTAGTATTGCTGATATATCGCCATGTATAGCCATCACGACCATAAACACCAAAGACAGTAGTACCCATACCTATTTTAATTATCATGGCTTGTTCGCCGTCTAATAAGACCTTATCGCCTTCGTTGAATTGTGAGTTAAGCTTAAATTTAAGACCTTTGATAAAAGATACTGAATAATCTTTAAGAGCAAGTCCGCCTAAGACACTTGCTATAAATATTGAGATTTCAACATAATATTCTTCAATGTTCATTTCACATGAAGAAGGCATTAATCACTAGGGAAGATAATAGACCGATAACAATACCAGCTATCTGCCACAATCTTTTATTGGTAGTATTTATATCCGATTCGATAGAATCTAATCTGCGGAAGTTTTCCTTCCATTTCTGTTCGCATACTCTTTCATGTCTGTCTAAAGAGTTAGCTACCTGTTCAACAGTTGGCTTTTTAGTCGATGGTCTTGGTTTTGCTATCGCTTTCTTTCTCGGCATTTCCTATACCTCTAAGGCTTTCTAATAATGACTTAGATTTAAGATCGACCAATTGTTTTTTATCGGCAAATTCTCTAGCCATTGGTTCAATCTCAATACATCTTTGTTGTAAGGCTAATAGATCATCAAATAAACTTCTTTGTTCATCTGTCATGTCTTCTTTGTTGTATTCTTCAACCTCACCATTATCGTTTCTAACTTGTATATCTGACATATTATTCTCCTATTGTTTTTGTTTGTGCTGTTGGTGTTATTAATTCAGCAATTTCATTGCTTAGTCCATTTTTAATTTCTGTAACTTTATCTTCTCCCAAAGCAGATTGAACCCAGCCTGTGATTTGATCATTGGTTAAATCTGCAAAAGCAGTAAAGCTAGATAAATCAGAAGTGTCTAAAATTTGTGTGCCATACGCAGTAGCTTTGGCAGATACATTATTACCATCAATATCTTCAACTGTATTGGAATCATCTTCAGCGTTTAATCGCCAATGAACATTAAAGACAGTATCTGCATTCCCGTCTATGGCTTTTGTATCGACAGTTTTACAATCCCAAGTATAATTTATTGCCATGTTAGTCCTCTTCTTCAGATTTTAATTTCTCAACTATCAACTTACCATTTTCATCAGTTAGTGAAGAATTGTAAATTTCTTTATCTTGTCTTTCACCGATTACCAGCCAAGATACTGTAGCAGATGATGTTGTATTTTGAGATTCAATATTTAGAATATTGCCCTCTACACTTCCTTTGACGGCATCCCAATCTGTTTCATTTGTTGTATAACATTGAACTTCTCTGTTTAAAGCTGTAAAAGTACCTTCTGTCATGTTCGATACAGCATCTAAATTTATTGATGCTGTTCCATTTTCTAAATTTGCTTTACCCCTATAAATGTTATCGGCTTGTGGAGCTTCCACGAATGAATGATATAAATTGTGCGTATCTTGTTTTGACTCTAATGGATGGTCAATTTTAAAAGAACCACTTCCTTTCGATAGAGACCCATCAATTGTGACGTTACCTGTTAGGAACTGGTAAGCTGAAGCTGCAAATTCCATTCTTACATTTACAGTTCTAGCGTCATTGATAGCAAGTAATCTTAAATCTCCTGCTGTTTCTTGAACTTCAAAATTATTATCAGTACCAACCCTAACATGAAATTTTGAAGCTGGACTTGAAAGTCCTATACCCACGTTTCCATTATTTAAAATTCTAAGTCGCTCTGTGTTGTTAGTTTTAAAATGAATCGGATGGTTTGATGTTCTGCTAAATTCTGAACCACTACCATCTCCATAGAAAGTAGTATTTCTGCTCCCACTTACACCGAAATCTATTCTTGAGCCGTTGCCTGAATCCACTTGTATAAATCCAGTACCACTATCTTCATTTATAGTTAATCCTGTGCCTGTAAAACCCAATGACAATGGATCTGCGGTTGCACTATTGATAGCTACACTACCACCATTTTCAATCACTACTTTTGCATTTGAGCCTACTGTAGAACCTGTACCAATTAATAAATCATCAGCAGAATCATCTAAGCCAATGTAAAAATCTTGTGCATTACCATCAAATATTAAAGCGGTATCTTCTTCGCCACCATCACCAATAGTAATTTTTGGTGTTGTGCCTTTTAAAACCAAATGACTATTTGTTAAAGTAGCAACATCTGTTCCGCCAATTTTAAAATCTATTTGGTCATCGGTATCAGCCGTTATAGAGGTATCGGCATCAGCATCTAAAATTAATTCTTGTCCATTAATATCAACTTGTCCTGTTGTTGTTAAATTTCCATTGACATTCAAAGCACCTGATGTTGAATTATCTGCGGTAATTGACAAAGGCAAAATAATCCAATCGTTGTTTGCAGAATTTCTTAGCTTTAATAAATTGTTAGATGTATCAATCCACCATTCATAAGCAAATGTTGTTGAAGGTGCAGATGAACCTGAATTATTAGATACAATAGCATCTAAAGCATTATTTAAGTCTGCTCTAAAATTTGCACCTGATTGGTTAGCTATATCGTAATCGTGTTGAGCCATTAAAAACCTCTTGCTATATAGTCAAATGTTCTAGCGACAATTGTACCACTACTGTTCTTGAAAGTAATTGTAAAACCTGTGCTGGACACACTTGTTATTTCATAAAAATCTCCACTTGCCATATTCTGTGCAGTAACAGCAATTTTTGGAGTAACTAAAAATCCTTCACCGAAAGTAACACCTAAAGCACTTGTGCTTGATGTCAATTGTTGTGTATCTATTTTTTGGAATGCTTCCAAAGTTGCAGACAAAGACGATATATAAACTTGGTGTGTTACATCACCTGATGTTACTAACAATCTGAATTTAAAAGCACGACCATGATAATTACCGATTCTAAAGTTTTGAAAATCTGTAAATGTTGGTGAGCCACTAGGATCATCATTGGTTGTTGCTATTTGCAACTGAACTTCTACATCATCATAAGTATTGGCATCGATAGAATCCCATGTGTCAATGTTACCTGATCTAGTATCAAAAAAATCTGTTGTTGAGTTTGTAGTAAAAGCAAATGCAGAACTAAGTCTATAAGATTGTGCAGATATTCCTGTATCAATATAATTATTAAATTCATAACTACCTGATAAATCTACACCACCAGCAGAGTCAATCAAACCTACTTCATCAATCAACCCCAATGAATCAAACAAAGTATCTGCTTCTAATTTTAATTGGTCATCAATTGTAACCATATTAACTTTAGTTCCAGCAAAAGATGGATTTTCTGTTCTTGTTAAAAATACTTGCGATTGAAATAAATCAGGTGTAACTGTATTAACTACAGATGTTGCATTGGTAGATTTTATGCCTATGGAATCTACAGCTTTGATTAGATAAGTACCAACCAATAATGGAACTTCTACAGTATTTGATATACCTGATACAGCTTCGCCTACTTGTGTTGATTGCGACCAAACTGCACCTGATGTTAATGAAGAATGTCTAATTTCAAAACTACCACCAACTTTTACATCTAAGTCTGTTGTAGGTGTCCAACTTAAAGTAGCAGTATTTGAATCTGCTCTTAAATAAAAATTAGAAACATCTGAAGGTACTGCGGTTAAGCCATAGATTCTTTGAGTAGTAGATGAAAATTCTGATGCTACACCAACAGTATTTACTGCCCTTACTCTAAATTCATACAATGCTGGTTCAATATCAAAGAATTCAAAATTAGTTCCTTGTGATGTTCCAGCACCTTGAAAAGATGCTTCTGTAGATTTTTTAAATTCAACGTCATAATGATCTATTGTTACTCCTAAATCTTCCCATTCTGTATTGACTGAAGCACCAAAAGTTAATATAGCTTTTGCTTTAACACCTGAACCTTGTGTTGTGGTAAATAGTTCTTCTGTAACAGAATTGATTGCTGGTGTATTTACATCAGGTAAAACAGAAAATCCTTTGACTTCAAATATCTCTGTTGCAAAGTCAGAATAAACTCCTAATCTGTTTTTTGCTCTAACAGCTACAAAGTATTGACCAGCTTCTAATTTATCAATGGTAAAGCTTTCAGTTACACTTCTACCTTCAAAATCATAACTGGCTTTATTTGCAAAACGTACTGAGTTCAATCTATTAATACCTATCTCATAAGATTCAACAGAAGATTTATTTGGTTGTGTCCAATTGATAGTAACTCTGTTAAATAATGTTGGCGGTATAGTAATTAATTCTTCTGATGGTGTTGATATTGTTGGTTTATCTACGGATGAAAAATTAGGCAGGTTTGTATTCGGTGATGTATCTTCTGCTTGTATCAAACCAAAATCATAAACATCATCATCGTATTCTCTTGCGGTAATATCTACTTCATCATTATTTTTTATAGCAAGTTTCATAATCTTGAACTTCTTGCCCTGATTAGAATTAAGAGTATTCCAGCCTAAAGATTCTAATGAAATAAAAACTACATCGCCTATTTCGGCTCTAAGTCCAACAATGGTTGATGTAAATTTAAAGACTAATGATTGTCTTGATTGTTTCAAGTTTATTGTAGAAATCATTTGCGCCCTTTCCATTTGATCTGTAAATGGAAGTTCTATGGCTCTTTCAAGACTTAAACCATTATCTTCTGTTTTAAATGTTGAACTTTCTACAATGGCAAAATCACCTTGCATATCACGATTCTTATTAAAAAAGTTTGCTCTGATTTTATTGGCTTTATATTCTTTACCGCCTAAAGATAATTCAAAAGCACCAACAATATTATCTTCATCAAAAGTTTGTACCGCTGTACCTGTGTCATCAATCAGTAATTTATATTTACCGCCTGAAAATATCAAAGAGCCTCTGCAAGATGTAAGAAGTTTTTCAATATTATCTAAGGCTTTATTATTGGTATTCAGTATGCCATTACAGGTATATTTCTTTTGTGTTTTATCTCCTACTGTAACTTCGGTATC